GATAAACCAGAAATGGATGATAGAAAAGATTATAAATGAACATTAAAATATATTCAGCTACAAAAGGTAAAAAAGAAGATACTAATATATATAAATCAATAAAAGAATATAAATCTTGTTATGCATATAAAGACCTTATCATTAAAGAAAATAATACTGAAAGCTTACAAAAGTGTTACAACGGGTTTATTGAACATGCTCGATCTAATAGTATTGACATTGCTCTTCTTATACACGACGATGTCCATGTTAATTGCACTGATCTTTATTCCCGTCTCATTGATAGTGCAGAAAGTTTTACCGTGTTTGGGGTGGCTGGCGCTGTATCCTGCAAAATTGGCAATCCAGCTTTATGGCATCTTATGTCGGAAAGAAAAGACCAGCGAGGATGCGTGGCTCACGGGACGAGAGAGCAATATGCTTATACTTCTTTTGGGCCTTTACCTGGTAGGAGTCTACTTATTGACGGCGTTCTTATTGGGATTAATATTAACAGTCTCCCTGCAGAGGTAAAGTTTGACGAAACATACCCGTCTAAGTTTCATTATTACGATTTAGACTTCTCTCTCGAGTGTAATAGGAACAGTGTTAAAATAGGTGTAGTAGATATACCTATAATTCACCAGAGCCCTGGATTAACTAACCCTAACGAAGAGTTCTATAAAGGTCAAGACTACTTTATAAAGAAATGGAAACAGTAGTTTTAGTAACAGGAGGATTTGACCCATTACACTCAGGTCATTTAGCGTATTTTAAAGCAGCAAAAAAGCTCGGAGATAAGCTCATTGTTGGAATTAATTCTGATTCGTGGTTAGAGCGAAAGAAAGGTAAAAACTTTTTACCTCTTGGCGAAAGATATGAAATAGTATCAGCATTAAAGTATGTTGATAACTGTATACTTTTTAATGATGAAGATGATACTGCTATCGAAGCCATACGTAATGTTATAATGCTATACCCTTTTGATAGGATTATATTTGCAAACGGCGGTGATAGAATAAAAGGAAATATACCTGAAGAAAATACTAAGCTCTTTCCGGAAAAAGAAATTATATTTCAATATGGTGTAGGCGGAGCTGATAAAAAAAATAGTAGTAGTTGGATATTGCAAAGGTGGGAAAAGTAGATATAATAAAATAGGTAATGGAAAAAATCGATTTAGATTACTTTGAAAAGGTTCTCATATACAAGAGCTTAACTGATGAAAAGTATCTTGCTGATATTATAGGTCATATTGATCCTAAAATTATAGGCAGTAAGGATATTAAAACTATCTTTACTGTTATTAAGGACTTCTATAATAAGAGAGGAGTACCGCCTACTATTACTGAGCTTAAAACGTATCTCGTTAATGATGATATTAAAGATGCATTTAAAGGGGTAGCTGCTACTTTTAACGAAATAGATAAGAATCTTAATAAAGAAGAATTACTAGATAATACTGAGAGGTATCTTAAAGAAAGAGCAATTTACCATACTATGATGGATGTTGCTGAGGATATAACTAAAGGTAAAGTAGATACTAGTTATATTTTAGAACGATTTGAAAAAAGTTGCAGAATAGATTTACAAGATGATATCGGTATTGATTTGTTTAAAGATATTGATAGTCTTGCTGCAGAACTAAATGTGGATAATCCTACTATATCTTCCGGCTGGAAATGGGTAGATGAAAATTTAGATGGTGGGTTTTTAGAGAATGGTAGAGCGTTTTATGTCTTCGCTGGTCAGACTAATGTTGGTAAAAGTATATTCTTAGGTAATATAGCTACTAGTATTTGTAAGCAAGGTAAAAATGTCGTAGTTATATCTCTAGAGATGAGTGAGGTAATGTATTCGTGCCGTTTAGCTGCTGATCTTACTAAAATACCTATTGCTAATCTTAAAGGCGAGAGCGTAACTATGCAGCATGCCATAAAAGGTATGGATAATGTCGGTAAACTTATTATTAAAGAATTTCCACCTAATACAATTACATCTCAGCAAATTGCTAGTTATATAAAGACATTAGAACTTAAGGGTATTAAGGTAGATGCAATTGTACTTGATTATATTAATCTTATTAAGGGTTCGATGAATTCTAATTTATACGAACGTATTAAATCAGCGTCTGAGGAAGTTAGAGCTCTATCGTATAAGTTTAATTGTCCGATAATTAGTGCAACGCAGCTTAATAGAACTGGTTACGATGTAGACTCTCCTAGACTGGACAGCATCGGTGAGAGTATAGGTCTAGCTGCTACAGCCGATGCTATTATCGGTATTACGCAGAGTGATGAAGATAAAGAACTTAATATTATTAATCTGCATATGATGAAGAATAGATTTGGGCCTAATTTTGGTAAGAATCAATTTAGAATGGATTATAAGACTCTAACTGTTCTAGAAGAAGACGGGCTAAACGACGGTGATGGCGACCTAGGTGACTCAGCTAATGCATTAGACCTGTTGAGTAATTAAAAATGGGAACTAAATAGTTTCTATATGCCTGGTAGAGAAGCTATAAATCTAATAAAGAGATACCTAGACGAGTATAATCTACTGGAAGAATATACCTTCAACGGAGATATTTTTCACAATAAAATTAAACTGGGCGATAAAGATTACGGGGTTGCCGGTGTATTTTTTAATGAAAATCCTAATCTTTTAGCTAATTATATTTTTAAAAGATATCATACGGTAGTAGATATAGTTCTATTAATAAATCTCGAAAATGAGATAGTTATTCTTAGGAAGAATAAAGAATGTGACATGGATCTCGGTAAACTAGCTAAACAGCTGTCGACTGGTGGAGGTAAAGATACGGTAGCGGGCTGTTTACTTAACGATAAAATCTTAAACTTAACAAAACTCTTAAAACCATTATCATGATAGAAGGCATACCAACACAAAATATAGAAGATGCTGAATTTCAACATGCGTTTCTATCTTTCTGCACTCTAGTCTCTCTTTTAAATGGTAAAAAAATGAACTATCCAACAGTATTTTTAAAGATTTTAGAAAATAAAAAACTTCGCGAAATATATATGAGCCATATAAATGAGGATAGTGAATTTGTAGCTATTAGTAAGTTTATTCAAGCCGAACCATCAATTACTAAAAGTAAATATATTACAAAATACTTGAATAAGCTAAAAACGCCTCTATTATAATAAGGTGGATGATTTTGAAAAACAAATATATAACACTTATCTAATAGTTTCTCGCTCTATTATAAGTAAACCTTTCAAGATACGTAAAGATTTTACTGGGTTCGAGAAAAAACGAGAATATTTAGCAGTTATTAAACTCGCTGCTTTTTTTAAAAAGCATAAACATCTAAATATTAAAAGTTTTTTTGAGGCCCCGTTTTTTGTATATGATGAAGACTATTTCGGTATAGACTTCTTTTGTACACATAAAGCAGTCTCTACTTATACAAAATATAACGATGTTTTCTTAGTTGAAAACCCTGATAGCGCAGCTTGTGGCAGGAAAATGAAGGAGAGTATTGTTTTTATAACAAACTACTGTAAGGCAAACAATATAAAGACAAGGCAATATATTCTCTGTAAGGAGAAGGCTAGTCAGACATACGCATTTCTTGAACATCTTAAAGATAGAAAAATAAATGTATACGCGTTATTTGCGTTTAAAGATTTTGAAAGTACACTTAATATAATAGATCCTGATATTAAAAAGCTATTCGCTCCGTCATTAATGAAAGTAGATTATTTACGGACAAAGATGTATTCATCAGTGCAGATGAAAAAAAATGTTAATTTATTTAAAAAATTTGTTGATAATCAATAAACAGTACGTATAATAATAGTATGAGTAATATAACAAGTTCAATGTTTGAATCGATTAAGGGCGCTCTCGCGTCTAATGAAGAGAAGTCTAGCGGTCCTGCAGACATTCTTAGAACCGAGCCGGGTAATACATATACGGTTCGTTTGTTGCCGTTCGCGAAGGATCCTTCTAAGACCTTCTTCCATTATTTTCAGCATGGCTGGAATAGCTTTTCTACTGGTCAGTATGTAAGTGCTATTTCTCCTCAAACGTTTGGTGACCGTGATCCGATTGCCGAAACTCGATATAAGCTATATCGTGGTAATGATGAGGAGAAGCAAATGGCGAGTAAGATTATTAGATCTGAAAAGTGGTTGGTAAATGTTTATGTCGTAAACGATCCTGTAAATCCTGATAATAACGGTAAGGTAATGACTTTACGATATGGTAAGCAATTGCATAAGGTTATTGCTAGTGCTATTGATGGTGAAGATGCTAGTGATCTTGGTCCCCGTATATTTGATTTAGGTCCTGATGGAGTTAATTTTAAAGTTATTGTAGAAAAGCAAGGTGATTTTCCGACTTACGTGTCGTCCAAGTTTTCCTTTCCTACTGAAGTTAAAGGATTAACTGATGATGATCATGAAGGTATCTATAATAAGGCTATTGAATTAGATTCAGTATTTAACGTTAAGGGGTATGATGACCTTAAGAATATGGTTGATGAGCATATCTATTGCCAAGATTCAGACGCTCAGCGCTCTGAACCTGCAGTAATCGCAGCACCTGCAGCAGTAACTACTGCCGCTCCTGAGCCTGTAGTAGAAACTAAAACTGTTGCTACGCAGAGCGACGATGAAGATATTCAAGATTTGCTAGCAGGCCTAGACGTTTAAAATTATGGCAGAAGGACAACCAGAAATGATTCCTATGCCTGATTC